TTTGACGGGCTGCTTCAAAGCCCAAGACATAGCTTGGAATGACAATGTGACCACCATATGTAGGGGCCACTTGCAAAATCAGACAAAAACGGATAATTATCACGTTAAGTCCAACTCGCGATGTGACCCGCGATGTTGATTAGAAGCCCCAGAGGTGTCGTTCCCTCTGGGGTTTCGCGTTTATAGATATTACTCTATTTCTTCTGCTTCTTCAAACTGATCAAACACAGCCAAGGCAATAAACACCATTCGTGGGAAGGTGCTATCGCCGCTGATCCAACGATACAGAGTTCGCTCGCTAATCCCTAAATAATCAGCAATATCAGCACGTTGCAAACCTAAACTATTTACAGCCTCTAAAAGTTTATTTGCCATGATCTGATCGTTGTTCATAATTTATTTCCTGTCATCTTGGCAGTAATTACTGCGTCGCGATTTTCTTGTAACCATTTCAGCGTTGACAAAATGGCCTTTACGTAGGGCAATCGCCTTTCTACGTCTTCCATAACTTCAACGGGTCGCTGGTTCTCCTCCACCATTCGGCGGCAAACCCTTAAATAGCTTTCATGGTTCTTGACGAGATATTCCATCTCTTCCACTTGCTTGTCGATGCTCACTTTTGTCATCATCGTCCCACAAAACGTGTCTGGGTTGGCTTCGAACGGCTGTCAAACAAATACCAACAGCAGTTATCCATCCCGGTACTGCTTGAACCCTCCATCCACTTCACCCGGCCAACTGACACAATGACATGACATATACCGAGGTACGCGGTGGCTTGCTTGGTGTGCATCCAATCAGCATCGAACAGCAACCATGTCGGCCTAATCATGGAGCAGCGTTCAATGATCTGGTGTAAAGGCACCCTATCCCACGGCGGGTTAGTGATGATGGCTTCTGCACCGTTGACATGACTTTCTAGTAGGAAGGACGCATCATGACGGATGATCCAATCCTGTCTTGGCTCGACATCGTAAGCAGCAACGCAAGACAGTCTGGCCTCACGCAAATGGCTAATCAAGGCACCATCGCCAGCACACGGCTCGCAGAATGTAAGCCCCCTACTGACATGAGGAAGTAATGGCAGGATGGCTTCCGCTGGGGTTGGATAAAAGTCGAGCTTCTTCCGTTCAAAGTCAGATCGTTTACCCATCAGGCTGTCACCCGATAGTTCTTCTGTTTAGCAATCCATCCTTCGTCAGCATTTACAAAGACTGGCTGAATGAAAATCTTTTTGGTCTCTTCATTGTTCTTGCCATAGTGCTGCATTCGGATATGGCCACGTCGCATATGTGGACGTATTGTGCCACCGCCACTACCGTTTGATTTATAGTTCTCTGTAATCTGCCCAATCTTGATTGTGGTTGTTTCGCAATAATATTTGGCATCTTTACGGACACGGTTTTTTGCTGATGAAAGTGTATTTTTAACCGTTTGCTTGTCAGTGTTTTTTATAGCAAGCATGACAAATAAAAAGTTTCGTAAAAGCTGGCCAATACTAAAAAAACACTCTTTGGTTTTCTTGTTGATGCGGTCATTTGAGATACTCGACATGACAATTTTACCGCGGACCGTATCCATGATTATATCTAAAGAGGTTTCGTCATCTTCCACTTTATATTGGAAAAGCATTGTAGTGCTGCCAGCTGTGTTTTTTTCGTCAAGTGTCATAATGTCGTCTGTTTTAATCATTTCGCAGACAAACCTGTCTACAAAAGCAAGCGAGCATTCAATGACATAATAATCAAATGGGTCCCTCAAAAGGTCCATGTCTTTCATGCTCTGCCAAGTTGATTTCCAATCTTCTGGATCAACAGCATCAAGGATTTTTAGGTCAAGCCGGAAAAGATGTGGCCGTTTGTCAGCGTAAACCATTAGATGCCCGCCTCCTTCAACGCACTATCAATCATCATAGACATATACATTTCTTCATTTGGCTCTGGCTGACCATCGTCGCCGTCCACTACGTCTGAACTCTCATCGAAGTATTCTTGGCATTCCTGTAGAGCTGCCAGTAAAATCTTAATCTGTTCGTCCTTCGTCATCGGTATATTCCCTTACGATAATTTCACATTGTGGGCCTGTTGGAACCCATTTCAGGTGTATCTCCTGACACAGATAATCATTTTCAATGACACCGCATTTTTCCAAAATGTCACTGATAGCTTTTTCTAAGTTACCCAGATCACGCCGCCGCTTATCAGGCTTCACAGCATTGATCTCCAACGTATACTTCCCCTTGATACTCTTTCCGTTGAGTTGCCCTGCCAAAACCCACCCTGTGTGCATCGCCCAGTCTTTGTATTCCTTAGAACTGTAAACGCCACCGCTTTTGGTGGTTCGCCAAAGACGGTTAACACTGGGGGGAAAGGGGAGAACAATCCGTATCATCACTCTTCGACCTTTTTTGCTCCAACATACGCACCAGAAGCTTGTAAACTTCCGATTCTGACAAACGCATCAAAAATGCGATCTCATTCGTATTTTTGCCAAGAGACCAATATGTTTCAACGTAGTAGTCAGGACGTATGTCATGGGCATCTATGCCGGTTTTAGCAGATATGGCACGGATATATTGAACCGGAATCTTTTTCCAGCCAGAAATGGTCTGCGGCGATAGCTCCAAGAAGCTGGCCAGCTCTGATGCTGAACCGAACTCTTTAAGAACCGCCATAAGCATCTTATCTCTATCGTGTCTCATGCCCGACATATTGCCATACGAAAAGAAAAAGTCAAGAGGGGCTTGATTTATCTGCCCGGGCAGGATATGTATTGCCTACCCTGATACGGGAGTAAGACAAATGAACCCCAATGACCCTGATTTCAAAGAGCCTAAACTCGACCCGATTACCTACGCGCTTGAGGAGTATGATCCTGCGGGCATGAAAGGTATTATGATCGTTGAATGCGTACTCGACATTGATATCGTGAGGAACGAGCCGGTGATCTCCGGTATTGCATTCCCTGCCAATGGCAAGTCAAACTGCATGATCCCAGCTTTGTTTGAGATCGCGCTGATTAAGATAATCGAAGCAGATAAGTGGATTATGAACGATATTACGCGATGCTGCGTCGAAGAATATGAAAACAACCATTAAGGAACACTACGATGAAAATGACCGAAAGCATTACACATCTTGCAACAGCTATCTGCCAAGCACAGTCTGAGATTGAGGATGCCACCAAGACGGGCCTCAATCCCGCTTTCAAAAGCAAATACGCTGACCTAGCTGCGGTTCGCGCTGTCATTCGTGACCCACTAACCAGAGCCGGTTTGGCTGTCGTGCAGGGGCCACGCCGTGCTGACGGTGGCATTGAGGTTGAAACGATGATCGTTCACAAATCCGGTGAGTGGATCAGCGAGAATGTATTTATCCCCGTGACAAAATGGGACGCCCACGGTGTCGGTAGTGCGATCTCCTATGGCCGTCGGTATGGGCTTATGGCCCTTTTGTGTATCGCAACAGAAGATGATGACGGCAATTCTGCCGTCGAGAAGGGTGGACCAGCACCGCCAAAGCGTAAGGTTGACATTGATATTGATAGCTTGATGGATGCCGGTCTTAGTGCAAGCCAAGACGGCATGAGGTCTTTGAGCGAATGGTATCAGAAGCTCACTGAAGATCAGCGCAATGCTCTCCCAACCGAACTCAAAGCTGCCTTAAAGACCAAGGCGACTGCTGCTGACAAGGTAGAAAAGAAATGAGCAAGATGTCAGAGCTTTTCGCTGCCATGCAGCAAGCACAAATACTCATGGGCGGCGACGAACCGCCTGTGAAAAAGATTTGCATTGATTGCGTACATTGCGAAATGATCGTGGAGCATACGTCTTTAAGCATGACGCATCGCAAATACCTCTGCAACAATCCAAAGCTTGTCTTTATCGACCCCGTTGATGGCTCTTCATACAAAGAGTTTTGCCGCGTTCATCGTGATGAAGATGGAAGATGCAAACCAGAAGCACTTTATTGGGAGACAAAATATGGAACAGCGTAGCCCAGAATGGTACGCCATACGCCTTGGTAAGGTTACGGCGTCACGTGTCTCTGACGTAACATCAAAGACCAAAACAGGTTATAGTACTTCGCGGCAAAACTACGCCGCAGAACTGATCGTAGAGCGTCTGACAGGAAGACAAGGGGACTTCTTCCAGACAGCTGCGATGGCGTGGGGGACGAATACTGAACCGATGGCTAGGTCTGCATACGAAGCTCGTATGGGGGTTCTTGTCGAAGAGGTCGGGTTCGTCCCTCATCCCAACATTGAAATGGCAGGAGCAAGCCCTGATGGCCTGATTGGTGAAGAGGGGCTTGTTGAGATCAAATGCCCAAACACGTCAACTCATATTGAGATACTTCTGTCAAAGACCGTGCCACTGAAATACCTTTACCAAATGCAATGGCAGATGGCCTGTACGGGTGCTTTGTGGTGCGATTTTGTTAGTTATGATCCACGTATGCCAGAAGGCATGCAGCTCTTCATTGAACGGTGGGAGCGGTCTGATGATACAATCATGGACCTTGAACGTGAAGTAGAAAAGTTTTTGTCAGAGATTGACGAGAAAATATCTAAATTAACCTGCGTTTACCAAAAGGAGAACGAGTAATGGCATACGAACATCGTGAAGGTTGGGGTTCTTTCCGAAAGAATCGTTTTAAGGAAGATGGTGACAAGAAGCCGGACCTAACAGGTGATGGCATGTACAATGGCGAGATCGTTCGCATCGCCATTTGGCGTAAGGTGCGTGACGATGGCAGTATTACATTCAGCTTTAATATCCAGCCAAAGGAGCAGAAACCTTTGGAGGATAAGCCTACCCGCACGTTGAGTGACGACGATATTCCTTTTTGAGGTGTAAGCCATGACAGACGATGCTCCGCTTTCGGAACAATACCGTGTAATAGCAAAATCATGGGTCGATGCTGACGCAGCTGCCTCTTTGCTGGAGGAAACAAAGTCGGCTGTTTTGGCTCGCCTCATGTTGTCACAGGGTGACATGCCGGTCAGTCGCGCTGAAATGAATGTCAAAGCGTCTAATGAATGGCGTGAGTTCCTTACAAAAATGGTAGAGGCGCGGGAAAAAGCTGCGCTTCTCAAAGTGAAGCTAGAATATATCAGAATGAAATTTCACGAATGGCAGTCAATGGAAGCAACTAAGAGAGCGGAGATGAGATTATGAAGGAAACCTACCCCACAATGACAGATTATGAAATTCTTAAACTTGCACAAGAAAAATTCATGACTGTTAAAGATGAAAAGTTAGACGAAATACTTGGGTGCGTGGATGGCATGGAAACATTCGAAGGCGCAGCAGTGCTTGCGGTTGCTTTTCTTTCTATCATGGCAACGTCGGCCCCCAACCCAAAAGATGCCGCAATAGGTGTTTCGGCTTTTACTTCCGTTATGATTGGTTTCTTAATGAACCAAGACAATAAAGAGCTACAATAATGAAACAGGTAACATTGACGAATGGTGAAATGATGACATGCCGCCTCATTGGAAATATGAGAACCATGTCAAATCGTAACTTCAAGGTCAATGACATGCAGATGGGTAAGCAAGATCCGTGGGATACCGACGAATGGGGAGTTGTCGGAGAATATGCTTTTTGCAAAATGCACAACATATTCTTTGACTTCAGCATATCCCCAAGAAGCGGTTCCTTTGATTGCACGTACAAGGGCGTAAGGATTGACATAAAAACAACCATACTTCCTCGCGGCCAGTTGGTTGCACGGGCAAAGAAAAACCCTGATGTAGATGTGTTTGCTCTAGCCATTCTAACTGGAAACGTGGTAAGTTTTCCGGGCTTTTGTAAAGCATCAGATTTATACGACGAAGCAAATCTAACTGATCTTAAAAATGGCAAAGAGCCAGCCTACGTAGTTCCGCAAGAGCGGTTACGCGTATGGGCAGATACGGAGACGGACAATGGGTAATGAAGATTTCGAAGAAAGCCTTAAACGTGCAAACAATTTAGAAAAAATTTCCTCCGCTATTCAAGAAACTATTAGCGGTTTGGAATATAATGAAAAACTAGCCATTCTTCAAACAGTCATGACGCGTGAAATTTCTGACTGTCACGAATATCAAGTAGAAGTCATTTCTGAAATGACACGGATATTTATCAGTATGGTTATGTCATACTCCCTTGTAAATAACATGGTTGATGACGAAGATGAAGACGAAGAGGATGAATCTCTTCAATGAAACGAGTTAGAATTACAGCAAAAATGAGGGCTGACATTTTCATGAGGCACGGTGGCGTATGTCACATGTGCAAAATGAAAGTTATCCCGGGACAAGATTGGGATGTATCGCATGAAATACCACTTGAAACCGGAGGCGTTGACGATGCCACTAATTGGCTTGTCGCTCATCGCACTTGTCATCGTAAACACACTGCTACAATAGACATGCCACTGATAGCTAAAGTGAAAAGAATCCACCAGCGTCATATCGGTGCTGAACTGAAGTCCAAAAGTCCGTTACCGGGAGGGAAGCATTCCAAATGGAAAAGGAAGATGGACGGAACCGTGGTCAGGAGAGAGCCTTGAGATTTCTGATCACCCTTAACATGCCAAGCTTCGAAGGAAGACTTGTGCATCAAGTAACCCTTGGGGTCCAAGGAGTCGAAAGCGTTTTAGATTTTTGGAAAATGCTAAACGATTACGAGTTCATTTTGGGAACCCAATGGTATCGTCGCAAAGACCCTTATACTGGTTCTGGTATATGGGAAGACCGCGGCGAAATTATCTTAAATACGTCACATGTAGGCAAAGTTGCCGAATTTATAGAACTAGAGGAAGAGAACGATGAATCACAAAGAAGTTTTGAGTTCCGCGGTAGGAATACTCAAGGACCGCGCCGCCCAATACGGCCCTGAAGAAGATTGCTTTGGTCGCATTAGTCAGCTGTCAAGCATCATTCTTAACAAGACAATCTCACCATATGATGTGGCAATGATCCTTCATTGTACAAAGCTTGGTAGGTTGCAGGAAAACCGTACCAACGCTGACCACTACGTTGACGGCATTAACTATCTTGCCTTCAGCGGTCAATTTGCCGGTTTACGGGCTTCCGTAGAGGCAGCGGTCGAAGATGACATTGCTGCTTTGGCTCGCAAGTTTGCGCCTGTCAAAAAGGACGAATACCCAAAGGTCGGACAACAGGTAGAATTTACGGCTCCAATACCAACTGAGCTAAAAACAAATAGTGCTGAGTAAGCGTGAATGAGTAGGGTGGCGGCTGTCGGTACGGTCGCCATCCAAAATTCATGGAGATCATTATGCTCACAGTAAATCAAAGAATATTACAGCTTTGGAAGCAAGGATGGACAAGCGGTGACATAGCTAAACAACTTAGCTTGACACGAAACGCTGTCATGGGAAAACTATATAGGTTTCGCCAAGCAGGTGTAATTGACTACAAAACAAAAAAGTCCCGTGACACAGCGTTGATTGTCATGGCTAAAACAAAAACCCGAAACCAGCAGATTGCTAAAGGTGCAGAACTTGATACTTTAGAGCCAGAGATGCCTCTTTTGTATTTCATGGAATCTACGTGTGAGCTTAAATCACCAGAAGAAAGAAAGTCTGTCGGAATTTTTGGTCTTAACTTTGACTCATGTCGCTATTCGATTTCTGGTGGCAGCTCAAAGGATTACTTATTTTGCAATCAACCTCAAAGAAGAGGTAGTTCATACTGCGAAAGCCATCATAAGATTTGCTATACAAAATACGCAGATAGAGAAAAAAATAAGGAACATAATTATGCTCAACCAAGATATGTACGTTAAATCAGGCTGGCACTGGTCTTTCGGTTGGATGCGCCGAAAAGAAATGGATAGTGAGTGCGGATATTG